ATTTGTTTCAACGTGCTTTGGATGGTGATAACAATAGTGCTAAGTTGTATCTTCAGGCTACTGGGCGGCTTGCGCCTGTTCAGTTGCAGGTTGAACATTCTGGTAAGGTTTCGGAGTTGTCGGATGCACAGTTGGCTGAGTTGATTGCGGTTTCCGCCGCTAGTGAGCAGCAGTTGCGTTTGGATTCTGTGAAGGGGGTTGGTTATGGGTCAAACTAATGATGAGATGTATGTAGCGTTGATGGCTATGTATCCTAACGCTGGGGATACTTTGGGTGATTTGTTGTATACTCATTGGTCTACGGTTGGGTTGCAGTATCGTGGAAGTTTACAGTATCAATACTATAAGGATGCTGGGGCTACTGGTTCCACTTGGGGTGATTTGTCTAATAGTTTTTGGTCGGACCCTGATTTTGTTGTTTCCAACTTGGAACAGGAAGATGGAACAGATTTCCTATTAGAAGACGGTGGTTTTATTTTGATGGAGATTGGCAATGGCTGATAAAAAGATAACACAACTTGATGCCTTAACCGAGTTGGCTTCAGGCGACTTGTTTGTTGTTGTTGATAGTGTTGACGGTACTCCTGTTAGTAAGAAGATTACGGCTGCTAATGTGGCTAGTTATATCAATAGTCTTGTCGCTGCTGGAGTTACCACTTTGGATGGTTTAGATGATGTCACAATAACGTCCGCTTCTAGCGGACAGTTGTTGTCGTACAACGGTTCAGCATGGGTTAATAGCACATCTGTTGCGGCTTATAACCCTGTTGAGGGTGCAGTATTCTCGTAGGGAACGATTTAACTACTTATTAGGAGATAACAAATGGCAACATTCAGTAAAGTAAAATTAGGTGGAAGTACAAACGGGCGAGGCATTCTTGTTGCCGCAACCACAAGTCCTGGAACCAACATTCACACGACTACTACGACTGCTTCAACAATTGACGAAGTTTGGTTGTATGCAATGAATACTGATACAACCAATAGAAAATTGACTATTGAGTGGGGTGGCACAGGTAGCGGTGACATTATTGAGTTTATTGTGCCTGCTGAGTCAGGCTTATATTTGATAACTGCTGGTCTAATTTTGTCGTATAGCGGTTCTGCCACAACGATTGCTGCTTTTGCTGCGGCGACAAACGTAATTTCAATTCACGGGTTCGTAAACCGAATAACGGTATAAAGTTCAGCGATGTCTAGATACGGTCAGCGCACACTGCTTCAACAAAATTCTGTTAGTAATTTTGGCAGAATTGGTGTTACGCCTTCTACATTAGTTGATTTTTATTTGCTGGCTGGCGGTGGCGGTGGCGGCGTTTACTATTACGCAAACGGTGGTGGTGCTGGTGAACTTGAATGTACTACTGGAACTCCTAGCGGCACAAACACAAACCAAGCAAAATTGAAAATGGTTTTAGGCGAAACTTATCAAGTAATTGTTGGTGGTGGCGGTGTAGCCGCAAGCAATGGCAGTTTAAGTTTAATAGGTACAGTATCAGCAGACGGTGGAATACACGGCATTACATCAGGTCAGGCTGGTGGCACTGGCGGATATGCGGCTGGTGGTGGCGCTGGCGATTGCGCTGGCGGTTCAACAACTGGTGGCGGTGGTGGTGCTGGTGGAGTTGGTGGCAATGGCACTTCTGGTTGTAACTGCACTTCTGGAACTCCTGGTGCTGGCGGTGCTGGTCTTGCTAGTAGCACTATTTTTGGTAGTGCAGTAACTCGTGGCGGTGGTGGCGGCGGAAGCACTTACACAGGTGCATCGGTAGGTATTGGAACTGCTGGTGGTGGTAACGGTGGAAGAAATTGCGCTGGCACACAACCAACAAACGCAACAGCAAACTCTGGTTCTGGTGGCGGTGGCGCAAACCATCAGGCTACACCAACTGGTGGCAATGGTGGCAGTGGCTTGGTTGCTATTGCAGTGCCATCACCCTATGTATTGACAGTGGGTGCTGGTTTAACATATACAAGCGCAACTGTGGGAACAAATACTGTTTACACATTTACTGCTGGTTCTGGGGTGGTGAATATATAACTATGGCACATTATGCGTTTATAAATGAAAACAACATCGTTGTCAAAGTAATTGCAGGCGTTGATGAAAACGAAGTGCAAATAGATACTGACGGAACAGAAGTCGGTGGTTCTACTGAAGCATGGGAACAGTTTTATGAAAATCAACCTTGGCATCAAGGTTTGCGTTGCAAACGAACTTCTTACAATAATAATTTCCGTAAACAATACGCTGGCATCGGCTGGACCTATGACACTGACACCGATGAATTTGTTGCACCGCAACCATTTACGAATTGGGTATTAGATGAAAACAATGATTGGCAAGCACCTGTCCCGTATCCAAATGATGGTTTTGAATATGTTTGGAGTCCACATAAACACGCTTGGGTTGATGCGTGAACAAGTTAATTGCTGAGCGATTAGCAATTTGTGAGCAATGTGACCGATTATTTGCGCCAACTAAAACTTGTAAAGAGTGTGGTTGTTTTGTTGTATTAAAAACTCGTTTACGTAAACAATCTTGCCCGCTAGGAAAATGGGAAGCAATTTCACAAGGTGGTTGATTCCGCTACCAGCAATCCTGTTTGCGGTTGCACCGCAAAACGCTAACGCAGAATCAACCTATAACACTTGGACTTGCTATCAGTCCAACACAAACCAATGGACTATGCAACAACCTTTGGCTGATTATCAAGCAGGGCTGATGCCCAACTGGAATGATTGTTTAGCGTGGCAAAACGGTGAGCCAGAAAATTATGTGTGGTCTTACGGTCCATCTGTAACCACAACGACCACTACAACTACAACTATTCAGGAGACAACAACATCATGGGTTCAAAGTACAACATCCACGACTGCGGTGACGACAAGTACTACTATTGCGGAAACAACGACTGTCCCTGCAACGACAACTACAGTAGTCCCTTCCACAACAACGACCACAACCATAGAGCCAGTTCAGACATCAACAACCACATCCACGACAAGTACAACAGTAGCCCCGACCACAACAACTGAGCCACCTTATACGCCACCTCAAACATCAACTACGGTTCCTGAACCTGAACTTGAATCTAGTCCCACCAACGAGACTCAACCTGAAGAAACCACAAACGAACCTGCCACCACAATTGACGAAACCAAAACAACAGAACCCGAAACATCTACAACCTATCCTGACGAGACTTTTGTAGAACCTGTTGAGCCTGATGAGACAACCATTCCCAAGACATTTTTTCCTGAGATTCCAGACGAGCCTGTTCTTGACGAAACAGAACAGTCAACAGAGCCGCTAGAGCCAGAGGAAGATATATCAGAAACAACACAATTAGCAGTACAGAGTTCATCAACCACTAGTGTACTGTTCCTTAAAGATGAACTTATTGATGATGAACAGTTTTCTGCGATTATAGAATCTATTGATGAAGCAACACCAGAGCAGATTGTTGTCATTATAGAAACTGTGTTGGCTGCTAATGTCACTAGTGAACAAGCCGCAGAGTTGGTGTCTAATGTGGCTGTTTTGCAGGTTATTACAGAATCTGAGGCTAAAGAGTTGTTTTCCGAGGTTGTCCCCGCTGAGTTGTCAGAGGAACAGGCGGCGTTAATTGTGGGGGCTGTTCAATCAGCACCCAAGGAAGTTCGTAAAGCATTTGAGGCGGTGATTGACATTTTTGGTTCACAATTTGAAAGTTATGTGCCAACTGGGTCAAACATTCCTGTTAGCGAACGGCGTACTTTGGTGGCTATTGGGGCAACATTAACAATGTTGCCTGCCCCTAGGGTTAGACGATAGTGAAAAAAATATTGGATTACCTTGTGGATAATGCGTGGACATGGGCGGGAACTGGCATGGTTTTGATTACTTTGTCTGGTCCTACTTTTAGACAGGCAGCGTTTCTTACTGGTGTGGCGATTATGGTGCATTCCATAATCACTTTTAGTCAAAAGGATAATAATGAATAGTATGATTGCAAAAAGTTTAGACCTTGTACAGCGTTTGGTTTCGCTGTTTATTGCTAGTGCGTTGCCAATTGTGACTGGTGGCGCTATTTTGGGTGTAGATGTTGTTAAATCTGCTGGTGTGGCTGGACTAACAGCGTTGTTTGGTGTTGTTCAAAAGTTGGCTGCCGCTAGTGTTGATGGTGAGTTGTCGGCTGATGAAATCAGCAAGGCGTTTGGTAAATAATGCCGTATCCCGTTGTTACAGTAAAATACTGTAGCCATTTAGCAGGGAAAAAACCTAGTGAGGTCACGCCAGATATTTTGCGTAAAACTGTTAGTGGTGGCAAAATGGAATTGTGTGCTGCAGATGCGTGGGATGCAATGGTTGCTGCTGCCGCTAAGGATGGTATTACTTTGAAGCCAACTAGTTTGGGTGACCAGTTTCGTAGCATTGAACAGCAGAAGACAGCATTTCTACAACGTTATAAAAAAGAACCTGTTGCCAATTCTACCAGTAGGACTTGGAATGGTCGTAAGTGGTGGTTAAAACGGGGTTTTGCGCCTTTGGCTGCGCCAAATGATGACCCTAAGACTTGTAGCCGTCACATGTTAGGGTTGGCTGTTGATGTTGCTAATGCTAATGGTAAAATATTAGATTGGTTGTTAAAAAACGAGGACAAGTTTGGGTTTAGTCACGAAGTTCAGTCCGAACCTTGGCATATCCGTTATGTGGCTGGGGATGATGTTCCTGCGGCTGTGAAAGAATTTTTGCAATAATCTAAATAACAATCTGTTAGGATGGTGTTATGCGTAAATGGTTTATATCCATTATTGTTGCATGTCTAATTATGCCAATTAGTCATGTTCATGCCGTATCTAGAGAGTTGGTGGGTAAGTGTGGGCATTGGTTGGATGATGCTTTGGATGTGGGTTGGTCACGTAAAGAGTTGTCTAAGTTGGATTATGTGATGTGGCGTGAGTCACGTTGCTTCCCTAGTGTGTTTAACCCCACTGACCCCAATGGTGGGTCTGGTGGTTTGCTGCAAATTAACCAGTTTTGGTGTTTACCCAATAGATATAATCCTAGTGGGTGGTTGCAGTCTCAAGGTATTTTGAGTTCGTGTAAACAGTTGTTGATTCCTGACGTAAATTTACGTGCTGGTTTGGCTATTTTTGAGTATTCCGAGGAACGTAACGGTAATGGTTGGCAGCCTTGGGGTAAATAATGGAATTAAATGAACTGTTAAACGAAGCAGAGTTTCGTAAGTGTCGTGGACCTGAAAATGCTGGTGTTGATGAACAGTTGGCTGCATTTTCTTATTTTTGTGAAAAATATTGGTATGTGAAACATCCGCAAAAGGGACGTATTTTGTTTAAGTTGCGTTTGGCACAAACCGAAACTGTTAAAACTTGGATGAGTGAACGTTACAGTATTGTTTTAAAGGCTCGTCAGATTGGTTTTAGTACGTTGGCTGCCGCCTATAGTTTTTGGTTAGCATATTTTTTTGCTGACCGTTTCATTGTTATGTTGAGTCGTACCGAACGTGAGTCTGTGAAGTTGTTGTCTAAGGCTAAGTATGGTTACAAGTTTTTGCCGCAATGGTTTAAGTTGCGTGGTCCGCAACAAGTTACAGAACATCAGTTAAAAATGATTTTTGATAACGAATCCGCTATAGAGTCGTTGCCTAGTAGCAATGACCCTGCTCGTGGTGAGTCCGTGTATTTAGTTATTGTAGATGAGTGGGCGTTTTTACCTAATGCTGAGGAAGCGTGGGCTTCTATTGAACCTGTTACGGACGTTGGTGGTCGTGTGATTGGTTTGTCTACTGCTAATGGTTCAGGTAATTTTTATCACGAGTT